TGATACAAAAAAGAATGTTAGTTATGATGGATTGGTAATCAATTACATTACTGAAAATTATCCTTTTGTAAATATCCTGAATGTAAGAGGAACTGACGAAGAAAATCTTTTTGAAGGACAGACAGTTTCTCAACTGTATCAATACTGTTTAAAGAATGATGGATATGTTTTCTATTTCCATAATAAAGGAATGAGTTCTTACGCAACTCATATACCATCTGCTCTTAAAGATTGGCGGCATTATATGCAATATTTCAATATTGAAAGATGGCAAGATTGTGTTGCTAAACTTGAAGAAGGATATGATTGTGCTGGAGTAAGTTGGATTAAGAGAGAAGATTTAGCAGGAAATATTCCAACAGAAGGTAAGAGATATATTGGAAATCATTTCTCTGGCAATTATTGGTGGGCAAGAACTGATTATATTCGCAGACTTCCAGATCCATTAAAAGTTGAAGAATATGTTCATATTCCATCAATGATGGATCATTTCAAAACATATCGTTATGCATTTGAACTTTGGATTGGTGATGAAAATACTAAGTATTATTCATTCCATCAAAGTAAAACACATCATTATTTTGAACATTTTCCAAGAGAAAAATATGTATTGTCTGATGTTCCAGTAAAAACTCCTGAAATTAGTGTTTCAACTTTAATGCAGGAAGTTGGAAGTAAAAATTTTTTCAATTGGAGAGAACATATTAAGTTTGCTCAATGGATTGTAAAAAGAAAAAATCCAGATATTGTTGTGGATTTGGGTGTTGATTATGGATATTCTACTTTTTCCTTTGGACTTCCAAAAATTGGTAAAATTTATGGAATAGATAGTTTTGAAGGAGATAAACACGCTGGAGAAAGAGACACCTATAATTATGTAATGGAAACTCAGAAAAAGTTGAAATTAGATCACATTACTTTTATTAAAGGATATTTTGATGAGGTAGCAAAAATTTGGGATAAACCAATTGACATTCTTCATATTGATGGTCTTCATACTTATGAAGCAATCAAGAATGATTTTGATACATGGTCAAAATTTTTGAAAAATGATGGTATAATTTTGATGCATGATACTTGTGTTCAACATGCAGATTTTGGAGTTTATAAATTCTTTGATGAGATTAAACTTCCAAAATTAAACTTTAAGGTTTCTCATGGACTGGGCGTAGTCACTACTGATACAAAATTACTGGAAGAAATTAGAACAGAATTTAAGGAGACTTTGGATGAAAGATATTAATGTATTTTACCACCTTTATATTCCAGATACTTCTGGAATGTGGGTTTGGTGGGTTGATGAACAACTTGGCATTCTTGACAAGTCTGGTCTTTCGGAAGTTGCCAAAGTTAATATGTGCATCACCATGCCTACTGGACTGGTGGGTAGAATTAAAAGATTTAATCATACTGATAAATTTGATCCACTAACTCAAGATTCTGAATATATTGAAAAAACATATGAAGAAACTGTTCTTGGATATATCATTCATAGGTATCCATTTGTAAATATTTTGAATGTTCGTGGAATTAACGAAGAAAATATTTACGAAGGGCAAACACTTGCACAAGTTTATGAGTATGCAAAGAAAAATGATGGATATGTTTTCTATTTCCACAGTAAAGGAGTTTTAGATTCTTTCTTTAAGGGATTCGGAATCTTTGGTCAGGATAGAAAATGGCGTCAATACATGCAGAAGCATTGTGTAGAGAATTGGAAAGAGTGTATTAAAAAACTTGATGAAGGATATGATGCTGTAGGAACTCATTTTGATAGTAATTACTATCCTTTTGCTGGAAACTTTTGGTGGGCAACTACAGAGCACATTAAACGATTGGAAAACCCATTAAGACCAGAACTGTATAATGCATATTATACGAAAGACAATTATAGATTTAATTTTGAATTGTGGGTTGGAACTAAAAATCCAAAAATATATTATATTGATACTATCAATGCTGAAGAATCCGAAAAAGTTTATTTACATGCATATAACGCTATGAAAGATCATCCAGTAACTTCTTCTGCAAATAAAGAAGTAGCACCAATTCAACAGACAAAAGAATTTTCTTCTGTTAAGGCAGAAAAGTTTAATCTGTGTCGTATTGTACCTGATAATGGATTTTATATTCACTCAAATGTTTTTCATGAGATTGAAGCAGCGATGTTCTTTACTCTTCAGAGAATGGGATATGAAGTTACAAATAGTGTAAATGAGTTTAAGACTAATGCACGAAATATTGTGTTTGGTATGCATCACTGCCCTGTGGATGTTGTAAGACACGATCTTCCAAAAGACACAATCATCTATTCTCTGGAGCAGATGAGAGATCAACCAGAGTGTCTTCGTTGGTGTCGCAAATATCGTGGTCTTGAAGTATGGGACTACTCCATGAGGAATGCTGAAATTCTTCGTAAGGCAGGAGTTGAGAACATTAAACATTGTAAGATTGGTTATGTTCCTGAAATTACTTATTTTGAAAGGAATAAACCACAAGAAAGAGATATTGATATTCTTTTTTATGGATCTCCTTCTCCGAGAAGAGTTCAAATTTTAGAACCATTTGATAAAGATCCAAACATTAACTTTGTTCATGTTCAGAGCACATATGGTGATGATAGAGATGCTTACATCAAAAGAGCAAAATTAGTGATTAATTTGCACAATAATGATAATAAGATCTTTGAAATGGTTCGTGTAAGTCATTTGATTCAAAACAAAGTCCCAGTTCTCTCTGAAAGAAATCCAGATACTGACTTTCCATCTTATATGGAAGGTACAGTTTATACTGCACCTTATCATGAGTTTGTAAAAACTGCATATGAACTTCTTAAAAATCCAGCACAAATCGATAGAGATGCTGAAAATGCATTAGAGGCATTCAAAAAATCTCCTATGGAAAACTTCTTAAAAGAGGTATTGTGATGAAAGTTATTGATGGATTTTCATTTTTTAATGAGTTTGATATTCTCATGTTAAGACTTGAATATCTTAGAGATATTGTAGATTATTTTGTAATATCTGAGTGTAGTTATACACATGCTGGAAATCCAAAACCTTATTACTTGGATGACGTGATTGATCGGTTTGATGATGATCTGAAAAAGAAAATTATCAATGTTCGTTATGAACCAGATATTAGTGGATATGATTTCTCTAATCGTGATGAATGTAATTTTGAATCTGGTTTCTGGAAAATTGAAAGAGGTCAAAGAGAACATATTACTCAAGCAGTTAAACAATTCTCGTCAGATGACTTGTTTATGGTAAGTGATGCTGATGAAATTCCTAGAGTCGAAGCAATTGAATATCTAAAAAAACAACAAATTCAAAAGGATTTTGCTGCCACATCAAATTGTGAGTTGTTTTATTATAATTTTAATACTTTTTATAATATTAGATGGGGTGGAACTGTATTCACAACAGTTGCAAATGCAATTGAAAATGGGTGTAATTTTCTTAGAGATCATTCATACGAATTCCCTTTTGTTGAAAAAGGCGGATGGCACTTTTCTTATTTTGGAAATCCAGAAAGAATTAGAACCAAATTGCAATCCTTCGCTCATCAAGAATTTAATAAAGATGCTATAATTAATGATGATAATATTCTAGATGCGATTGCATCAAAGAAAGATTTATTTGGAAGAAATGAAAACTTCCAACACTACCAATTTAATAATTTTCCAGAAGATTTAAGAAAAGTAATTAGTAAAATATTTCCAAAGGAGTATTACGAAATGTCTGAACCTGAAGTTGTGACAAAACCACAATACTTACATAATAATATGCCTCCTCTTTTGGAAGCATCATTAAATCCTGATGGTACTGGTGGCACAGAGATTATGGGTCGTGCCTGGCAGGATTTAGTTCTTCCTGCTGCTCCTGACCTTGCTGATTGGCACTGGTGTGTAATTCCTGGTGACAATGTAATTGCACCTGATAGTTCAAATATTGTGTGGTTGCATCCTCATCATAGAGAGCCTGGTCTTGAGCAATTGATGGATAAACAATTTCAAAAACATTTCAAGGCATATGTCTTTGTTTCTGATTGGCAATATGAAAGATTTGGTGAAAGATTTCAACTTCCAATGGAAAAATGTTATGTCTTAAAAAATGCTATTCATCCATTTGAACCTCATAAAAAACCAGAAGGAAAACTTCAACTGATGTTCCATCCGAATCCAATTCGTGGTTTGGATATTCTTTTGGATGCGATTAAACTTCTTCCAGAAGAAGACTTTGATCTTCATATTTTTCATGAGATTGATCCTGATGAAAGAAAAAAACAATATGCCGAAGGGTTGCAGACTTATGAATATTCTCATGTTGAACCACAAGAAGAGCAGTTCCTTCGTTATTGTTTAAGTCTTGCTGTAAATGATAAGAGAGTTGTTCGTCATACTCGTACAAATAACTCTAAGATTCGTGAGCAACTTAAGAATACTCATATCTTTGCCTATCCTTCTTATTTTGAAGAAACCTCTTGTATTTGTATGATTGAAGCACTTGCTGCTGGATGCTCAGTGGTTGCTAGTAATCTTGCTGCACTTCCTGAAACTTCTTTAGGATTTGCTCGTCTATATGGATATATTCCTGATCGCCAGAAGCATGTTGAAAGATTCGCCAGAGAATTGAAAAAAACAATCATCGAATATCGTGAGGGTAAATTTGACAATACTCTTCAGGTTGAAGTGACAAATAAATATTACAGTTGGGAAACCCGAGTTCAAGATTGGGTTCAATTTTCGAAAGAACTTTGGAGAAAAGGTTGAATGGAAACAACTCAAATACTTACAATGCCTTTGATGCATGTTTATCACTTGACTTATGATGGTGCGAATACTGGGCATACTCTTGAAGAAGTGACAGAACTTATGAAAGAATACGGACCTGAGCATCAAATTGAAATCGTGGTGACTACAACTATTTCTGAACCTCCAGCAGGAGAACAAATCATTGATGTTACTCCAGAAGAGATTTCAACAGAGGCTTGACACTTGACTCAAAATCCCTTATAATATTCAAGTCTTCAACATCCTTGTATCTTTGGGAATGAAGACCCTCTCTGTGGTGGGAGAGGTGAGTTGGTGGTTACTCAGGGGGGTTTTATACCCTCCTTTTTTCTTATATAAATTATTATAAATCTTTAACAATTATGAATTTTACAGTTTATTCAAAAGAAGATTGCCCCTATTGCTACAAGGTCAAACAAGTTCTTGAGTTGACAGGAAGTAAGTTTGTGGTTTATAATCTTAATGAACATTTTACCAAAGATGAGTTTTATGCCGAATTTGGTGAAGGCTCTACCTTTCCCCAAGTATTATGCGATGATGTAAAACTTGGCGGATGTACTGATACAGTTAAATATCTCAAAGAGAAGCAAATTGTCTGATTCAAACCTAAATAAAAGGGAAGACCACGGAATGAATCGTGGTGTTGAACTCATACTTAATGGAGGAAAAAGAAAGCAGACCAAACCATTCCACATCATCTTTGAGAAGATGGTTTGCTTTCTCAATCGAGAGACTACCATCTATTTTGAGTTTTCCTTTATAACAAGGAAAAAAGTAGTTTCCCGGAGAGAAAGAAATGTTGGCAATTAGTCTAGTATTCGGTTCGTTTCTAACCGTTTTATTTCTTATAGTGGGACTTATAGGTGGTTGGGTGGCAAGAGAATATATGATGAATTATAGAGAGATTCCTAGACCTCATCCTGAGATGTTTGATAATCAAGGAAATCTTATTCCTGACGAAGTAATTGCATTTAATTTTGAAAACTATGACTACGACGACACAGAAGAAGACGACGAGTAAAGCGAAAACTGTAGTGGCAAAAGAACCTGCAGTTATTCCCGATTTACCTAAAAATCCTTTTGCATTTGAAGTTCTGGACCTCGTATCCAGACAGCGTTCGAATGTAAAAAAGGTAGAAATTCTTAAAAAATATGAGCATCCCTCTCTCAAAGCAATTTTTATTTGGAATTTTGATGAGAGTGTAATTTCCATGCTTCCAGATGGACCTGTTCCTTATTCTGGATATTCCGAACAAACTTCTTACAGTGGTTCTCTGAGTACGAAAATCACTGAAGATATTCGTAGGATGCATGAGACTGGATCATTTTCTATGGGAATTAATGATTCTCAACAACGTACTACGATTCGTAAAGAGTTCAAGAACTTTTATCACTTCATTAAAGGTGGTAATGATGGTCTCAACAACATTCGTAGAGAATCAATGTTCATTAGTATTCTTGAAGGTTTGCATCCTCTTGAAGCAGAGATTATTTGTCTGATAAAAGATAAGCAACTTCAGACAAAATATAAGATTACAAAAGAAATTGTTTCAGAAGCTTACCCAGATATTACTTGGGGAGGACGTTCCTGAAAAATAAAACTAATTGAAATTATTAATATGGAAAAAAATATTAAAGAAAGAAAGATGTCTACAGAAAAGACTAGGGCATCCGAAAAGGATAAAAATGAAACTTGGACCCTACAAGAAAGAGAATCATTAAGGTCTCGTTACGGATGTGAGATATTAAAACATAATTGTACCTTAGAAGAAGCAAAAGTTACTGATGTTCCTAAAGATGCATACATCGTAACTTATGTCATGGACGGTAAGATTTGTTATGACCTTACCAGATCTGGTAAGAAAGTTAATCTTTTTGATATGTATTATGATAGTATGGGTGATGTGATTCGTAGTATTGAATGGGGATATGGTAAAATCAATCCGAAACTTTGGGGTTACGAAGCACCCAAAACCAAAAAGAGAAAGTGATTTCTAAAATAGTCGAAAAAAAATCGCCCAAAATTTTCTCACGCGAAGGTTTTTAAAATTGTATCAAACATTACAAAATTAATTAACTAAATAATCGAACGTTCACCCGTATGGGCGGAAGTAGGAATACCGAAGGAACGCACCAATACCAAAAGTAAAGGAGCACTCCAATGAAAATCAAAAACAACTGGCAACTTATTTTAATTAAACAACAAAAAGAAAAAGAACAGCGCAAACATCAAGCAAAACTAGCGATGGCGATGCGCTGATATTCTGGAGGGGTTGATCCCCTCCTTTTTTTATGCTAAAATGAATTGAAAGAATTATATCCTATGGACAAAGACAAACTGAAACTGATTGTTCGAAACATGGAACTTCTTGTGGATTCTTTAAAAGCAGAAATTTATTCTGATGTGGATGCTTATAAGGCACCAACAAGAACTATTACAGACTACGATGAAATTTTTGAGGATGATGGTGGGTATGCCGACTGACAGAGCAAGAAAAATGATGAAATTGCTTCGTAGATTAATTAAACAAGAACACTTGTATAGTTCCGAGCAATTGATTCAAATGAAATCTCAACTTAGAATTTTGGAAAAAGAACTTGCACAAATTGAAGTAAAAACATCAAAAGGATTTGGAAAAAAATGACTGTAAAACTTATTAGCGTAACTCCAGATGCAGAAAAAACAATGGCATTTATTGCACGAGTTTCTAATCCTGCTAATCAGGCGTCAGAAAATTATGCCAAGTTGCTTGCTTATTGTATTAAGCATAATCATTGGTCTGTGTTTGAGCAGTCTTCTATGACGCTTGAGATTGAAACGAATCGTGGTATTGCTGCTCAGATTTTGAGGCACCGTAGTTTTACATTCCAAGAGTTTTCACAAAGATATGCGGACACAAATTTGATTTCAGAAAAAATTCCCCTTCCCGAACTTCGTAGGCAGGATACAAAGAACCGTCAGAACTCCACAGATGACCTTGGAGACTATGTGAAATTAAAATTGCTGGAAGATATCCGAGTTCACTTTAATGCCGCTCAGAATCTCTATAATCGCCTTCTAGAGGCAGAAGTTGCAAAAGAGTGTGCAAGGTTTGTATTGCCACTGGCAGTTCCTACCAGGATTTATATGACGGGTTCTTGCAGGTCTTGGATAACATACATTTCTCTCCGTGAAAAATCGGGAACACAAAAAGAACATATGGATATTGCAAAAGATTGTAAAGCAGTTTTTGCTGAACAGTTTCCTGTTTGTTATGAGGCACTTGGTGGTTCTAATGAATGGAATATATAATGTAGTGAATGTATAATATAAATTTATTTTATCCTATTATAAATATTTACGATAGGATAGAATAAATATGAAACACAAACATCATATTATACCTAGGTATGAAGGAGGTTCAAATTTATCTAAAAATTTAGTTGAACTAACAACTACACAACATGCTATGTGGCATTTTGCTGAATGGCAAAGAAAACAAAATCAGCGAGATTATCTAGCTTGGAAATGTCTTTCTGGGCAAATTGGAAAAGAAGAACTTCAGATGATAAAATCTAAATTAGGTTGGGAAAAGATGATTTCTTCACGAAAAACTCATCCAGCGACTGGCAATAAAGGAAAACCTAAAACAAAAGAACATAGAGAAGCAATCAGTAAAGCTTTAAAGGATAAAGGAATAGTTCCCCCTACTAAATTAGCAAACCTTGCTAATCAAAAACTAACTGATGAAGAAGTTCTATATATTAGGAACTCTACAGAAAGCGGAGTTTTTCTTTCCAAGAAGTTTAATGTATCCACTAGCCTAATATCAAGAATACGATTAAATAAATGTAGGAGGATTTGAATTTTGGCAATATATCCCATTATAAACAAGGAAACTGGTGAGACTAAAGTGATTGAAATGAGCGTTCATGACATCACACAGTGGTACAAGGACCATCCTGAATGGCAAAGGGATTGGTCGCAAGGATGTGCCACACCAGGAGAAGTTGGCGAGTGGAAAGATAAACTCATCAATCGTAATCCTGGATGGAATGATGTTCTTGGCAAAGCAGCAAAAGCACCTGGTTCTCGTGTAAAAAAAATCTAATGGCAAGAAGAAAAAGAACGACGAATGACCAACCAATCGGTGTTGGTCTTACAACCCGTCAGATGAAAAGGAAGAAGGCACTTGGAAGTGAATATCTATTAGATATTGACCCACTTACAGAAAATCAAAGAAAACTTTTTGAATCGTATGCCGAACAAAAACACATTGTTGCTTATGGTTGTGCTGGAACTGGTAAAACTTTCATTACCCTTTATAATGCTCTCAGGGAAGTTTTAGACGAAAGAACTCCTTATGAGAAAATTTATCTGGTTCGTTCTTTAGTTGCCACCAGAGAGATTGGTTTCCTTCCTGGTTCTTATGAAGACAAGTCAGACATTTATCAGATTCCTTATAAGAATATGGTAAAGTATATGTTCCAGATGCCTTCTGATGCTGAGTTTGAGATGCTCTACGGTAATCTTAAGGCACAAGAAACAATTAAGTTCTGGAGCACCTCTTTTCTTCGTGGAACAACCCTTGATAATTCTATTGTGATCGTAGATGAATTCCAAAACTGCACGGCACATGAATTGGATTCAATCATCACTCGTGTCGGTGAGAACTCTAAAATTATGTTTTGTGGAGATGCTACTCAGTCCGACCTACAAAAGACTAATGACCGCAATGGAATTATTGATTTTATGAGCATCTTGCGTAAAATGCCATCTATTGATATAATAGAATTTGGTGTCGATGATATTGTTCGTTCTGGACTTGTCAAGGAATATATTATTGCAAAATTAGAAGCAGGTTTTTAATGTTCAATCATGTTGATTTGATTCTTCCCAAACTTGAACGGGAGACTATAGATGGTATTCGATATTATAAAGTTCCAGATGATGAAGAACTACTTAAACTAGTTTCAATTACTTCTGTTACAAGTCATTTCAATAAAGAAATCTTTGTGAAGTGGCGCAAGAAGGTTGGTGAAGAGGAGGCAGAGAAGATTACTAAGGCAGCTACTGCTCGTGGTACGGATATGCATTCTCTTACAGAGATGTATTTAAAAAATCTTGATTTGCCTTCTGATGTTCTTCCAATTTCAGAATTCCTTTTTAATATTTCTAAGTCAACTCTTAAGAATATAAATAATATTCACGCTCTTGAAGGTTCCCTATATAGTAAGCAATTAGGTATTGCGGGAACTGTCGATTGTATTGCAGAATACAACGGCGAATTGGCAATTATCGATTTTAAGACTTCGAAGAAACCAAAACCACGAGAGTGGATTGAACACTATTTTGTTCAATGTATGGCATATGGTTGTATGTTGTACGAAATTACTGGTATAATGGTAAAGAAATTAGTCATTATTATGGCATGTGAAAATGGAGAATGTGTTGTTTATGAAGAATACGACAAAGGAAAGTACATCAAATTGCTCTCCGAATATATTAGAACATTTGTTAGAGATAAATTGGAACTCTATGGAACCAAGTAAAGAACTAGAACAAGCAATAGAGGACAAGTTTCTAACTCCTTCCAAGTTTGCACTGGAAGTAGAGAAGATTGTTGCAGAAGAAAAGTGCAACTATATTGATGCAATTGTTCATTATTGTGAAGTGAATAATATTGAAGTGGATTCAATTACTAAATTGGTTTCTAAACCACTCAAAGAAAGATTGAAGTATGATGCTATCAATCTTAATTTTATGAAGAAAACTTCGAGAGCAAAACTTCCCCTATGAGTCCTTTTGAGACATATCAACATTATCTTTCTCTCAAAAGTCATTTCACAAATCCAAAATATGATTTCTTTAAGTATGGTGGGAAGTCTAGAGCAACTCTGACTTCCTTCAACAAACGCAAAGATAAATATTTTTTCGAAAAATCCTCAAGAAAATATTCTGATAAAGAAATCGTAGATTTTCTTGTATCAAATTTTGTTGCCACAGACAACCCACAGAATATATGGATTGGAGAAATTATCAATTCTGGAGAAAGAACATACACAGAGTGGATGAAACGACAGCAGAGTTTGACTTACTTGTTCAAAGAACAATCGGCAGAATTACTCTCGGAAATAAAATTAGAAGATGCTTTCAATTGTTCGAAGGGTCATCCACCAGTTCTAAAAAAATTTCTAGGAGGAAAGATTTCTCCTGAAGTTCTGGTGATTTATGATATAATTTTCCAGTTCGGGAATGTGTTTGATAAGAAACTTATGGACCCTGTGTGGGAAACCGTAAGTCTAAAAATCAAGAAATACAAACCGTTTCTAAATATCGATGTGTTCAATTATAAAAAACTTTTACGGGAAATAGTCAATGAGTAGATTTTTTGATTCTGAAATGATTCAGAATGAACTAAAAGAAATTAATGAACTCCAAGAATTTCTTTATGGAAGTATTCTGACTTTTGGTTCTATGTCCCGTGAAGATAAAATAGAACACGTTGAAAAAATGACACTGTTGCTTGAAAAGCAGCAAATTATGTACACAAGACTTTCTCTTTCTGATGACCCACAAGCGGTTGAGATGAAAGAGAACTTACGCAAGTCAGTTGCTCTGATGGGATTCCCACCAGATACTGATATGAATTTACTTTTCAATAGTATGAACAAAACCATTGAGTCTCTCAAGCAATTCATTGACAAGTGAGACCATCCTTGCTATACTATCCGAGTAATCCCCCGAATCCAAACTATCCGAGGTAATCCAAATGTCTTTTTCGGACCTTAAAAAACAATCCAAACTTGGTTCCCTGACTGCAAAACTGGTCAAGGAAGTTGAAAAAATGAATAACAGCGCATCATCTGGTGATGATCGTGTATGGAAACTTGAATGCGATAAGAGCGGCAATGGTTATGCCGTCATTCGTTTCCTTCCTGCTCCGAATGGTGAGGACCTTCCGTTCGTGAAACTCTACAGTCACGCATTCCAAGGTCCTGGTGGTTGGTATATTGAGAATTCTCTGACTACTCTGGGTCAGAAGGATCCTGTGTCGGAACTGAACTCCGAACTGTGGAACAATGGCACCGATGCTGGTAAAGAAGTTGCCCGTAAGCAGAAGCGTAAACTGACTTATGTGAGCAACATCTATGTGGTCAAGGACCCTGCTAATCCTGCTAACGAAGGTAAAGTATTCCTGTTTAAGTATGGTAAGAAAATCTTTGACAAACTGACTGCCGCAATGCAACCTGAGTTTGAAGATGAGCAAGCAATCGATCCGTTTGACTTCTGGCAAGGTGCCAACTTCAAACTGAAGGCGAAGAACGTTGCTGGTTATCGTAACTATGATTCCAGTGAGTTTGCCGCACAAGGTTCTCTACTGGACGATGACGATGAAATGGAAGCAGTGTGGAAGAAGCAGTATTCTCTTGCAGAACTCGTTGCTGCTGACCAGTTCAAGTCCTATGATGAACTGAAGAAGCGTCTTGAGTATGTGTTGGGTTCCAAGGGTTCCCGTCGTGTGGATGAGGAAGTTGCCGAAGAGGAAGAATATTCTCGTGGTCCCGTTCGTGACCTTGATGAAGATCTTCGAACTGAACTCAAGAATCTGACTCCTACCAAATCTTCTTCTTATGATGAGGAAGATGATGATACTCTGTCCTACTTTGCAAAACTTGCTGAGTGAAGTCTGATTACACCATTGAACGTGTAAGTAAGTCCGAAGCCGCAGAGTTACTTCTGCGGTTTCATTATCTTAAGGACTTTTCAAAGGGTTTTAAATCTGGGTATAACTATGGTCTTTATAAGAATAATGACTTCTGCCCATTGAATATTGGTGGTATTCAGGGGGTCTGTGTTTTCACTGGACTTCCTGTTCCTGAAATTGCTAAAGGTGCTTTTGGATTAGAACGTAATGAACAACAGGGACTTTTTGAACTTTCGCGCCTCTGCATCCACCCAGACACACAATCTGACGAGCATAATATCACTTCTTGGTTTGTTTCAAGAGCGATTAGACAGTTACGGAAGGATACTGAAGTTAAAGCAATCATCTCTTACGCTGATAGTGATTTCCATAATGGTACAATCTATCGTGCTTGTAATTTTAAATATTGCGGACTCACAGACCCAAAGAAAGATTTCTACTATGCAGACGGAACTAAACACTCTAGAGGCAAAATTAAAGGTGCTGAAGGAGAATGGAAAGAACGCTCCCGCAAGCACCGATATGTGATGGTTTTTGATAAGAATCTAGAACTCTTATGGGTTTGATGCCCTAGTATTTTCCGTTCTAATCAAATTAGGATTTACATATTGCGATGACTTGTCATAGGTCATCGCTTTTCTCATATCTGATATAAATTGCTGCAGATATACTTTCTTCAAAACATAGATTCCGCGCTTCTTATTATTTTTTTCAACTTCATATTCATAATTACTAATTCCAGAAACAACCTGACTTTGAGTTAAATTCTGAGTTGGTATGCTTGGATTTGGAATTGTAAAAGTTGAATCAACAACTTTACCTGCTGGAAGAATTAAACGACCTTTTGAATCTTTGATTTCTTGAGTTTCATAATGATGAATGTCATTTAAAGATTCCCCATAAATTGATTCTGCATAATTATAAACATCTCTATCAGAAAGTGGCCATTGGTCTCTGACTCTTGTAATTCCAGCACTGATTAATATGACCCAATCATATTGAGTGCTTCCATAAAGTTCTTCTGCTACAGTGTCTGGGCGAGCGCCATCTGGAATTTGATACTTGTCAAAGAGAGTAAAGACATTCTGCAAGTCATCACGAAGTTTAGCACGACGAAATATATTCTTCACAACAACATATTCATCAGATGCTTGTCTGCTTGATAAGAATGATTGATATTCTAAATTTGGTAGTTCTCTGAAATAAGTCATTAGTATCCAACTCCTGTTTTGCCTTGACCACTTTCGTAATCTTCTGCGTAAATTGGCGTCAATTCTTGGAAAGTTAATGTCAATTGCATATGAACTGGTGTTGCATCGGAGTATGTTGCATAAGTTCCAGATGCAGTATAATTCACACCCATACTTGTAAGAGCACAAATCTTAAATTTATTCAAAAATGGATGTTGTTTATTTCCACTCATGTATTGTAAACGAAAAACTTCTGGTGATTTGAGAAAAAGACCAGAAGCAGATCCAGAATTTAAACCTTTCTTAGCAGCAGAATAATATTTAAAGTTACGAATGATTTCTTTGATTTCTTTTGATTCTGAATCATCTCTAGGAACCATATCAAATTGAAATGTAACTGGAGATCTCAATTGAATTCCAGAAAATAAGAGTTCAATATTTTGATTGAAAGTAACTCCTTGTGCTCTTGAGATAATTGATCCAGAATCTTGTTTTCCCAGTGCTGCCTGAACAGCAGCAGCAGCAAATCCTCCTTGAATTGCTCCTTGCCCAACTCCAGTTTGCGCTGCGTTTGCAACTTTATTTCCAAAACTAATTCCTTTTTCAAATAGAGATCCAGCTCCACCCTTAATAGCGCCAGTCGCCATATCATATAATCCACTTTCTAATGGATTTAGAGTTCCAGTTCCCCATTCAGCAGAATTTTGGTCACTAATTCCTTCTGGAATTGGCAATATCACACTTCCTAGAATATCCTGATTTCCTTTCCCAGCATATATCTGTGCATATGTTTGGTCTGATGAATTCAAAGCAAAAGAGTTCCCCTGAGTTCCAAGTCCCGGAGGTTTATACCGAATAAAATCAATCTTTAAATAATCATCACTTTCACGAAGTTTTGCTTTTGGATATCTATATGAGAAAGCCATTTATATGTTTTCTAACTATTTATCCGTATTCTCCCATAAGGAATCTTTCTTAAATCTCCAACTTCGTTTCTGTCTACTATATGCAAAGGTCCGATGACTTCTTCCATCGTGTATTGTCTCTGCTCTCCCCAGTGAAAGTTAATTCCAACAAATCCCCACGAATAAACTTTTGTGACGGCAACTAATGGATTAGCATCATATCTAATTCTAGGTGTCTTTGGTCGATAGACGAATGTATAAAACTTACCTGCTTCTGCTTTATTTGTGGTTTCTTTTAAAACATCTAAAATTTCCAGCATCAAATCATCTGGATCCTCAGTTCCAATAAGTTTTTTAACCAGACCTTTGACGCGATTCATATTCCTAGTTCGTTTTCTGTAATTAATTTGAACTCATAACCTCTGTCAATACACCATTCTTTTGCTGCTTCCCACTTTGCTTGATTTTTTGCATATTCATATACTTCGCTGATATATCTTTTCGTTTGTCTCTGTGGTTTTTGTGGAGGAGCAGTTTGTTTTTTAGGTTTAATCTCAATCATATATTTCTTAATTGCCCCAGTAGATTCTTTGACTTTTATAAGAAAATCTGGGAAATATCTATGCACTTTACCATCCACGGGAGACCTATAACCAATACACATTTCTTCTGAGGACCATTCTAAAATTTTCTCATTAGTATCACAATAAATCATGAATTTGCGTTCCCAAAGAGAGCGGTAGATTATATTGGTTGGATCTCCTTTATATTTTTCTGGGTGAGAAGGTTTATATTTTCCTTTATATGACATCTAAATACTTATAATTAAAAGCCCATAAAAGGTATTTAGAGTGGTAAGACCTCGTAGAATATCGGATATAAAACCTTTAATAACCAATCTTGCCCAAACCTCTCACTATCAAGTGCAGTTTGGGAGTCTTCCTCCTGAATTAAGTTCATATCTTTTAGGAAAAGGAGTTGATTCTAGATTTATTGCAGAAGATGCTGGTCTTTTATGTTACTCTGCAATTCTTCCTACAACAAGCCTTGCAACTGCAAATATTAGTGGGAACTTTACTGGAATCACAGAAAAATTTGCTCATACGAGACAATATGATTCAATATCTCTTGATTTTTATGTTGATAAAAACTACAGAGCTCTCAAATTTTTAGAATGTTGGATGGAATTTATTGCAAGTGGATCTACAAATCCAGTTGGTTTGGCTGATGAAAATGCACCGATAAGTGTGAATGCTAATAATTATTTTATTCGAATGCAGTATCCCACATTTTATAAAGCAAATTCGGTAAAGATTGTCAAATTTGATAGGGATTATAATAGGGAAATTGAATATAATTTCAGAGGATTATTTCCTTCTGCAATTAGTTCTATGCAAGTTAGTTATGTTTCTTCTGATACTTTAAAAATGTCTGCTACATTCCAGTATGATCGTTATATTGCTGGTAGAGCGACAAGTTTAAGTCAATTAATTGGCAATAATAATAATTTAAATCCCAATAACCCACAAGTATCACAATCTAATATTAATTCTGTGCAATCTTTAGATGATATTAGTAAAAAGATAATCGATTCTCAGAAACAAGTTTTTAGTAATGATTATTCTAATTACTTAAGCGCCTCATCATCCTCTCCTCTGAGTAATCAATCAAATCAAACTATTATAAGTGACTCGTGGAGAGCACTTTGATATTTGACAATAAATAGTCACAACTGAATTTTATAGGTTATTATGCCTTTACCAAAGATTGCTACACCAACATATGAGTTGGAAATTCCTTCAATTAAAAAGACAATTAAATATCGCCCCTTTCTTGTAAAAGAAGAAAAGATTCTCATCATTGCGATGGAGAGTGAGGATCCAAAGCAAATTACTGAAGCAGTAAAAACAGTAATCGGGAATTGCGTTCTTACCAAAGGAATTAAGATTGAACAACTTTCCACATTTGATATTGAGTATTTGTTCTTGAATATTCGTGGAAAGTCAGTAGGTGAGCAAGTTGATGTTCTTATCACTTGCCCAGATGATGGAGTAACTCAAGTTCCTGTAAGTATTAATCTTGATGATATTAAAGTTCAAGTAAGCGAAAATCATACTAGAGATATTAAACTTGATGACACTCTGACATTGAGAATGAAGTATCCTTCTATGCAAGAGTTCATTAAAAATAATTTTAATAATGAATCTGAAATTAGTGTTGATGATACTTTTGATATGATTTCCTCTTGTGTAGAACAAATCTACAGTGAAGAAGAATCTTGGTCTACATCTGATGTGACCAAAAAAGAACTCATTGAATTTCTTGATGGATTGAGTTCGAAGCAATTTAAAGATATTGAGAAGTTTTTTGAAACGATGCCTAAACTTTCTCATACAATTAAAATTAAAAATCCAAATACTAATGTGGAAAGTGAAGTAGTTCTTGAGGGTTTAACATCTTTTTTCGCGTAGGAATGGCGCATGAAGATCTTGCGTCATACTACAAAACTAATTTTGCTTTGATTCAGCATCATAAATATTCTTTAACAGAGCTGGAAAATATGATTCCTTGGGAAAGGGAAATTTATATTGGTCTTCTCCAGCAATACATCGAAGAAGAAAATCTGAAGAATCAAGCAAATGGCTGATATGGATCCTGTAGCGATTGCCCAGAGTGGGGTTGACCCCATTACAGGATCCCCCCTGTCTTCAGAAGTTCGTAAAGCACTTTTTAGAAAAACAGTTGTACCAAGTGCCATATTTGGTCGTGGCGGAGCACTTGTAAAAAGAGATGAAGGTGCTCTTGTTGCCCAACAAACTAATCAACAGATTGTATCTCTTCAGAATCAAATACAAACTGTTAATGTTCAAGTTATAAATCTGACCAATGGATTGAATAATATTGCTGCACAATTGGCGGCAGATAGTGCCTTAGAGAAGCAACAGATTTTAGCAGATAGGGAAAATGAAAGAAAGTTAAATGAAAGAAAAGTTAGAATTGGTAGAGAAAATCAATTAGAAGCAAAAATTACGAGTGCTCTTTTAAAACCAATAGCATCTATTCAACAAAAAGTTGGTGGTGTATTCTCAAGAATAATGAGCGCCATTGAGATTTTATTTCTTGGATGGTTGACTAATCAAGGAATTGAAGCACTTAAAGCAAATGCAGCAGGAAATAAGACAAAATTACAACAAATCTTCCAAGCAATTATTAATGGAGTTACTGCTGCTGGTCGTGGATTTTTACTTGTTGGAAGAGTATTTGGAAATATTACTAGATTAATTATTAATGTCACTAAAGGAATTGCTAGATTAACTGCTGGATTGATTGGTGGAATCTTTCGTGGCATTGCAGATCTTACACGAATGGGAATTGAAGGAGTTAAAGGTCTTCTTGGAATTGGTAAAGTGGCAAGAACTGCAGAAGCAGGAGTGGATGCTGCAAGAGTAGGTGGAGGTTTATTAAAAGCGGGTGGAAAGGCAGGTGGAAGAGCTGTTCCTCTTCTAGGTGCTGGGTTAGATTTTGCTTCTTCCTATCAAAATTTTAAAGAAGGTGATATTGGTGGAGGTGCTCTTGCCGCAACTTCTGGGGTATTGAATGTAGCAGCTTTAGCATTTCCAGTTTTAGAAATTCCCGCTCTTGCAGTTACTGGTGCTTCCATAACGCATGATTTAAGCAAAAACTTTACATCACCAACAACTCCATCAAAGGCAGGTGCTTATCCACAAACAAAAGCTGTTCCACAAAAAAATACAAAATCATCTAAAAAACCACAAGCACCATCTCAACCACAAGCAACAGTTGCACCGACTATTAATAATTTCCAGTTAGGAATGGACAATTCTGCAGCACAAACTGCTCAGACACCAACTAGCACAACTCCACAAGAACAATCACCACAGACTTTACAATTTAATATTCCTCAGGCACAGGTTCAAACACCACAAATTACACCACCAAATGTTGGAGCACTTCCAGAAGCAAAACCAAATCTAATTATGGCACAATCTGCAGTTGCTGCAAATAATCAACCTCAAACTCCACCATCATCAAAACCATTAACTGATGTTCCTTTGATTAGTTCATCAAATCCTGATAATTTCTATACATTATATTCTCAAGTTAATTATAATGTGGTGATGTGATATGGCAATAGCATCTCCTCTCAATATAGGAAAATCTGCAAGTTCACTAAGATCTGTTGGTGGAGCAGTTTCTGGTGCAAATAGAACGATTAAAAATATTGGTGGGATTATATTTCGTAGAACTAAATTTAAAAGAGAATCAATTGCAACTTCAAAAACTCTAACAAATAAAAGAATTGAAAATGAAAATAGAGCAGAAAGAGAAGCTGAATTAGAAGCACCAAATCTTACAAAAACCCCAACTGGAGCATCAAATTTAGCAAATCAATCTGGGGGTAGTTTTTTAGATAGAATTATTGGATTCTTAGGATATACAACTGCTGGATGGATTTTGAATAATCTTCCAACTTGGATTGGATTGGGTAAAGAATTTATTGCTAGATTACAAAAAGCAGGGCAAATTATTAGTTCTGTTGCTAGTGATGCAATTAATATAGTTGGTGGATTTGGTAATGTATTAGGAGCAGTTGGAAAAAATATTCTGTCATTTGATATATTTGATAGTTCAAAGCGCCTACAAAATGCAGTAGGAGATTTGAATGCAACATTTGAAGATATGGGTAAACAATTTAATGATGGATTCAAATTAGTTTCTACTCCAATAACTGATAAATCTGGAAAAGGAACTTATAGTGGAGCAAATATTCCACCTACAGGAACACCGTCTCCTAATCAAGGTGCTTATCCAGAAACTCCTACTCCCGGAAACTTAGGTCCAGCAACTAATCTTGTAAGTGGTGCAAGAGCAATAATGAATGCTGGATTTCCTGCAAAAGGTGCTGCATATCTTGCTGGAAATATTCAACAAGAATCTGGTTGGAGAGGTCAACGAGATCCTTGGGTTTTGAATGATGGTGCGGGAACAAATAAAGGTTTAGTAAGTTGGAATCGAGGAAGAATTACTAATGCGGAAAAATTCTTAGGAAAACCCCTGAATAAGGCAAGTAATTCGGATCAAATTAGGTGGATTAAGCAAGAAATGCAAAAGTCTTATCCAGATGCATATAAAATTTTTATGAATCCAAATGCAAGTGATGCGGATCTTCAAAGAGCTTCTTACATTTATCTCGGATATGGTGAGGTTGGAAGTAGATTTGCTTATGCAAATAAGGCATATGCAGCATTACAAAAAGGAGGTCCTACACCTCAACCAACACCAGCACCTACACAAGTTTATACATCTAATAAACCTCAAAATAAAGGAAATTTATTATCAGAATACATCACTGGAGATCCGAATACTCCACTGGGTAGATATGATAAATCTGGTCATGGTACAACAAGAAATTATCATGACCATCTTGCATTTAAAGACAAAGAAACCACATTAAACGCATATAATTTCTTCAAATCTAAAGGATTTAAGGTTACTGAACTTAATGTTAGTAGTGGACATGCTAATGGGTCTCTTCACTATTCTGGAAGAGCATTTGATATTCCTGGGTCACAGTGGGGTGGATCTGGTGCTATAGGACCAAAAGAATATCAGGGATCTGCAAAAGTTAGAGCAACACTCGCACAATTCTTAGGAACTTCTCCATCTTTGGAAGGTGCAGCACAAGTTGCATCGACGCCATCATCACAAATGGGGCAACAACTAACACCAGAAAGAACTGGGCAGAATATTCTTGTTTTTGATATTGGTGCTGGTCAATCTCCACCTCCTGCAGCACCTTCTGGTGGAGGTGGAGGAGCACCTATTTCTCCTGATGATTCTACTATGGTAAATAACTTTATCAAGAAAAAACTTCTTTTAGATTTGGTGTATCTATAATGTCAATTAAAAGGTCTATATTTGAAGAACTATTATTAGAATCAAACGATCAAAGCAGAACGATTGATGTTTCTGGCGGAACAATATCAATTGATTATTATGAAGATATTTTTTCTCCAATGATTACCGCAACAGTTAAAGTTGTGAATACTGGAAGTTCAATTGCTCCAGAAGATAATAAAGATGGAGAAAAACAATCCATTTATAATGGTCTTCCTTTAAGAGGTGGCGAAAGAATTTCGATGAAGATTTCTGGAAATTCTGCAACTAATAAGGGACTAGATTTTTCAAAGAACGAAAAGGATTATTTTTATGTCTCTAGTATTACCGATGTAATTTCAGAAACTCAACAAGAAAGTTTCACTCTTCATTTAGTTTCAAGAGAGGCAATTACAAATCTAACGACAAGAGTAGCAAAGAAATATCCAACATCATTGACAATTGATGAATCAGTTCGTAAAATTTTAACTGATTATTTGAAGACAGATAAAATTGGAACTCTTGAGAAATCTTCAAACAAGTATGGATTTATTGGCAATCTAAGAAAACCATTCACAGTTTTAATTTGGTTGGCATCAAAAGCAGTTCCAGTAAGTTCTGGAAATGGAACTGCTGGATTTGTTTTCTATCAAACTCAGGAAGGATTTCAGTTTAGATCAATTGATGGGTTAATTCAACAAAAACCAAAAGCAACCTATACTTATAGTCAAGCAACAGTTAATTATGACGATGAAAGTGGAAAAGTCGAGAATGACTTTAAAATTTTAAATTACATCACAGAAAGAAATCAAAATCTAATTGAAAAACTTCAATTGGGAACTTATTCAAGTCATAGAATGTTTTTTAATCCATTAGATTTTTCATTCTCAAAATATGAAGAAGGTATTTTTAAACTTGAAGATTATGCGGGTAAAGCAAAAAATCTGGGAAGTCAACTCAAACTTCCAAAAATTTCAAGTACTTCAAATCAAACTCTAGGTGACACTCCAACAAGAATTCTTACTGCAATTCTTGATGTTGGTACAATGGAAAAGGATGCATCAACAGATATAAACTCTGATCCAAAACTACATCAATCACAATCGTTGATGAGATATAACATTCTATTCACTCAAACTTTAAGTGTGATTGTTCCTTGTAATACAAATTTAACTGCTGGAGATATTATTGAGTGTCAGTTTCCAAGAATTTCTGAATCTGAAACCAAAGAATATGACAAGGAACAAAGTGGTCTATATATGATTAAGGAGTTATGTCATCATTTTGATTCGGAAAATTCTTATACATCGATGAAATTGGTAAGAGATACTTTCGGAATTAATGTAGAGGAAAAGAAATAAATGATTGATCAGTCATCACTTAAAAGTAATTTTATAGGAAGAGATGGATTTAGATGGTGGATTGGGCAAATTCCACCACTATCTTCTATGGGAAAACAGGTAGAAGGTGGTGGTTGGGGAAACAGATTTAAAGTCAGAATAATTGGTTATCATCCTTATAGTGCAGCAGAACTTCCCGATGAAGATTTACCTTGGGCACAATGCTTAATTCCAACAACTGCAGGAAGTGGTGCAGCAAATTGCGTAACTGGTGTTCAATTGCAACCAAGTGACATAGTTCTTGGATTCTTTTTGGATGGTGATAATGCACAAATTCCTGTAATTCTTGCTACATTTGGTAGAAGCAATTCAGTTCCATCTACAGATTATCTGGGACCGTTTGTTCCTTTTACTGGATACTCTGATAAGATTCAAAAGAACGGCGGATTAACTTCAAATGAATCTAGTGAAGTAAAGAAAACATCAAATCCATCTCCAAGAGATGTTTCTCCCGAACAAGCAAAACAAATTTCTCCTGATGAAAAATCTATTAGTGATTCAATTGGTTCGGAAGTAATTCTTGCAAATACAATTAACAATACTAAAGTTGCAGCAATTAAAAATGAAGTTAATAATTTGCTGAAAAAAATCAAAAGATTTTTAAACAGTGCAAAAAATGTTGCTCAAAAAATCAAACAAGAAATTGCAAAATCTGTAGATAAAATTGTAGCAATTTCAAATGATTTTGTTGGCAATTCATTTAATTTTTTATATAAGCAACTAGAAAAATTACTCAAGAAAGGATTAGATTTATTATATAAACAAGTTTTTGCTACTGTTCTTGCTGCTACGGGAAATCCTGCTGCAGCACATCTTGCTGGCGTTGCCGCTCAAACTGCTATGGTTGGTCCTGTAACAGTTTTAGAGAAAGCAATTTCTTGTGTTGCTGGAGCAGTCATAAATGGATTGAAGAGTGTAGTTTCAGGATTACTTAATTCTGTTGTTGACAATATACAAAGATTTGTAGGTTGTGCTGCAGAGCAGTTTACTGGTTCATTATTGAATAGTATTATTGATAATATTGAAAGTGGTCTTTCTAGTGGAATTGGTGGTGTTCAAAAACTTTTACAATTCTTTTCTGGATTTAGTGTTGGAAACACTGTGAGGAGTGCAGTTGATGCAATTAAATCAGTTGGATCTGCTTTCGATTGTAATCAAGATAAGAGTAGTTTCCAAGGTTTAGTAAATGAATGGGTAGTTGGATATGGTCCAAAATCTAGTGGTGCCGATCCTTTCCAAAATATTTTGGAAGTAATTAATGGACAGAACATTAACAATTGCTTCACTGGAATACCAACAAATTGTAGTGTTCCAACAATCAATATCTTTGGTGGAGGAAGTTCTGGTTCCGGAGCAACTGCAATTCCCTTATTGGGTTCTATCGTTGGAACTACTGCAAGTATTATAGGAGTTGAAGTTACAAATGGTGGTTCTGGATACACTTATCCACCATTTGTAGAAATTGTTGATAATTGTGGTCAAGGATATGGTGCTGTTGCAAGAGCATTAATTAATGATGCTGGGCAAGTTGAATCAATCTATATTGTTTCAGAAGGTGAAAATTATCCAATTGGAGACGTTGGATATAATTCCGAATATTCGGTATTTGATGTCGTTGTTGACTTTGGTGGATCTGGATATGAAACTGGTGACATTGTAACCGATAATTTTGGAAACACATATTCAACACAAGTTGTCAATGGAGCAATCTATCAGGTTACGCCTCTAAATAATGTAGTTCAATCTCCTCCTGTTCTAACTGTTCAAACAAAAACTGGATCTGGAGCAGTTCTTCGTCCATTACTTGCAACTCCAAACTTTACAGGTGAAGTTCAACAAAGTATCGATTGCCCTACAAAATAAATGGCAGAAAGACCGAATCAAAATATCTACAAAAGACAATTAATTAGTTTCAATCCTAATTTTAGAATTGATACTGCCAATCCTCAAATGGGATTAAGTGGTAGTGACATTTATAAGATGTATGGAGTTACTGATGATGGAAATCAGTCATCCATTTCGTTAAGTAGCAGTGGAAAGGTTTCTTTTTTAAATGATAGAACGATTGAAATTGTTGCGGGAGAAAAAAACGAAGGAAAGAGTGTTGATATAGTTATTATTGGTAAAAATGGTGATGTTTGCATCACGGCAGAACGAACTGGAATGGTTCGTATTAAGGCAAATAATATTATGCTTGATGCTGATGAAGATATTCACTTAAAGGCAGGAAGAAGTATTAATATAACTGCAGGATCTGGCAGAATCTTACAACAAGCAAATAAAATTGATGTAAGTGCAACAACAGGAACTTTGATGCAAGCTATGGGTCAAAGTTTTGTTAGTAGTGTATTTGAAGGAAGTTTTGTTGGACCTGATGTGATTCAAGCTTCTATTGGCGGAATCTTAAAGGCGGCAATCGATACGGTACTCTAAAATGGCAGATATTACAGTAACAGGTAATGAGGCTTATTTTAACGAGGACGCTAAGTTCTTTAAAGATGTTTATGTTTACGGTAATCTATACTACAAGTTTTCATCAATTTCAGATCCACTTCAACTTGGAAATATTAATGTTTTAGGAGATGCAAATTTTGTTGGTAATGTATACTTCCAAAGTGATGTATATTTTGAAAAAAATGCCTCAGTTGGAATTCTAACAGTAAGAGAAAAACTTGATGTTGGTATTGGTGGTACTATATTAACAACATCAACTGGAAGTATTGGTATAGGAACAACAAATCCACTACAAAATCTAAAATTACAAATTAATGATGCAGGAACTTCTGTAGTAGCAATTACTACACTAGGCTCTGTGGGAATTGGAAGCACAAATCCAGAGCAAAAACTTGATGTTTCTGGAAGCGTAAGAATAACCCAAGATATATACGATTCTTTGAATAGTTCTGGAAATATTGGAGGATTCTTAACAAAGGACGTGCAAGGAATTAAGTGGACTGATTTTACACCATCATTTACTGAAGGTATTTTTGTCTACAATGAAGGATTATTAGTTGGTGTTAGTTCTTTCAGAGGTCTTAATCTCTTAGCTGGTGGTATTGCTACTAGTGGAATTAGAAATTCTAGCACAGGATTAAATGTTGGTGTAGTAACCGACTCGATACAGGCATTTCCAAATCCTTCAAATCCTAGTATTGCAGATGTTTATACTTTTGATATTTGGGAATTAAACGGAATTAATATTTACAGGAATTCCAGAGTAGGAATTAAAAATGCAAGTCCAAACTATGATCTTGATGTAAATGGAACAGCAAATATAAGTCAAACTTTAGATGTTGATGGTGATACAACACTTAATGCAAATTTAACTGTTATTGATAATACAAATCTTAATACATTAAATGTCGGTGGTGCAGCTACAATTGTTGGTGCTACGAGACTTCAAAATACATTAAATGTTACTGGCGCTACAATCCTTCAAAATACATTAAATTTATCTGGGTCTGCAACTCTTCAAGATATTTTAGATGTTACTGGCGCTACAAATCTTCAAAGTACATTAAATGTTGGTGGAGCTACAACAATCAATAGTACCTTAGGAGTCACTGCAGGTACAAATCTTCAAAGTACATTAAATGTTGGCGCTGCTACAACAATCAATAGTACCTTAAAAGTCACTGCAGGTACAAATCTTCAAAGTACATTAAATGTTGGTGGTGCTACAAGTATTTCTAGTACATTAGGAGTTACTGGAGCAACATCACTCAATTCAACTCTTCAAGTTGGAATCGGTGGTTCAGTTATTACTACCACTGGAATTGGATCTGTTGGTATTGGAACCAATTTTCCGATTAAAGATATTGATTTGGCAAAAGATGTTATAATTAGAAAGTCACTTTATGATTCAAATAGAAACGTAGGATATGATACTAATTTTTATCAAACTCCAAGGTCAGTTTTAACTCAAGTTGGAGTTGGAACTACTGGTGAAATTATTGGTGGTAGATTCTTTGATGCTGCTAATATGATTCGTTTGAATCTTGATTTCATTGCAAATGAAGCAATTGGATTTATTACAAGTACAAGTTATAAGAATCCTGCATTTGTTGTTCCCGGTGTTGGTGGAGTTTCAACTTGTAGAAATGATATTAAGAAAATTCTAAAGGCGATCACTCTTGATATTACTAAGGGTGGAAACTCACAGTCTGTAGGTGCGGGTCTATCCTATTACAATGGACCTTCATTGATTCATATTACTGGAAATGATACAAATGGATATTCTATTAAAGATGCCACGATTGTTGCAATCACAACAGCGGCACAATTAGCAAGATATGTAATTAATAATGTTACACTACCAAGATCATATCAAAGTGGAGTAACTAGTATTCGTCAGATTAAAGATTTGACACTACAGGATGATCCTGCCGTAGGTTCTAATACAAGTTTGAGTGGATGTTCGAATGTAGTATCGGCAATTACTGTTTGTGCTGGGATTGTAACGACAATTATTGGTGGTGGCCCATCAGCATCGCCAAATATTACTTATCCCGATGGCAAGATAATTTGGGCACCGGCAGGAGCAGACTCTAGAAATCTCATTTGGGTTTCTAAGTATGGTAATGATGATAATGGTGGTAAAACGGAAGGTGACGCAAAACTAACAATTGGTGCTGCTTGTGCAATTGCTGAACCTGGAGATACTGTTATGATTCGTTCTGGCGTATATTATGAAAATAATCCGATTGGATTAAGAACGGATGTATCTGTAAGTGGGCAAGATTTGAGACTTGTTACAGTCGTACCTAAAAATTTGGGTAAAGATGTTTTCCATGTAAGAAGAGGATGTTTAATTGAAAACATGAACTTTGCTTGCGAAACTGGAGAATCTAATCCTGGTGGGGGAGCATTAGCATTCCCACCAACAACCACAGACATATCATTAGGAAAATCTTATGGTGCCGTGACTGGATATACTGCTCCTGGACCTGCAACAGAAGGTCCAAGTGGAAGGTGGAGATCTCCATATGTAAGAAACTGCACCAATTTCATGCCATTGAGTATTGGTATGAAGATTAATGGAGACCACGCAACTGCTTCAACGATTGGGGCAGACCTCAAGTGTATGGTTTGTGACTCATTTACACAATATAATGAGGCAGGTATTGGAGTTTCTCTTACAAATAATGCTTATGCTCAGTTAGTTTCCATCTTTACAATTAACTGCGATATTGCAATATATGCAGATACTGGTGGGCAGTGTGACCTTACAAACTCTAACTCATCATTTGGTAATTATGGTCTTTATGCAGTTGGTTTGGGTAGAACAGAATTTACCGCAAAAGTAAATACTACGACAACTGCAGAAGCGGATATAATAACTTTCAAGAATGTTAGTGATGGTTCTCAAGTTAGGAGACCTTATGATGGTCAGGCATTATGGTTTAAAATTAATCTTTCAAATTATAATACTGGGCAAACTGGAATTATTACTGCACCAATGCAAAGATTGCAAAGTATTGGGATAGGTACTACTGGTGTTTCTGGATACAACCAGTCTGCTCCTCCAGATATTACAATTTATGATGCCAATACAAATAGTACTGACCCATTAGGTCCAGAAGGAATTGTTGCTGAACTTTCACCAACAATTAATGATTCTGGAACAATTACAGCAGTTGATATAATTAATAGTGGAAGAAATTATCTTCCCTCTCAAAATATCAAAGTTAGAATTAATGGGGTTCCCACCAATAACTTAACTGCTGTGATGGAACCAATTTATTACACAGTTTCTGAAGCAACAAATCCAACACCAGTAACTGGAATCAGTACTGTAACTTTAAATGAATTTATTCCCTATCTTGTTTATGCTGAAGATGATATTGAAATGAGAAGAATCAGTAGAATTCTTACAAGTGGGCATTCATTTGAATATATTGGTACTGGTACAGACATAAATACTTCAACTCCTTTGAAGGGTGCCGTACCCATCAAAGAAAATGAAATTGTTGCTTTAGATGGAGCTCAAATACCTTATACAAGCACTGACCAAAAAGGCAATTTTAATATTGGTGAAGGTATTCAAGTAGACCAAACAACTGCAACAATTCGTGGAAGAGATTTTAGTAAGGCAATACAGGCAGAAGTTACACCTTTAATTCTTGCATTGAGATAAGAGATGGCAGTCGCACCAGTTAATAAGTTTATAACTCTTGCAGTTCCAGTTGCACCAGGAGAGCAAACAATTTACTCCACACCAACTGGCGTATCTGCAATTGTTCTTTACGCTCAGGTGGCAAATGTTTCCACTGGAACAACTTATCCAACAGTTACTTTTACTCATCGAAGAAAATCAAATAGAACAGGAAATGTAAGAAATATTAGAGTTATAAAAGGAACAGAAGTTCCTCCAAATGATAATCTAATTATCATCGATGGTAGATTAGTTTTAGAAAGAACTGCACTTGTTTCAGATTCGATTATAATTGAAGGAACACAATCAGGAATTGTTACAGTTACAAATTGTTTATATGATAATAATACTGGAGTAACCACAGTTACAACATTAACCCCTCATAATTTTTCTTCTGGTAGTGAAATTACCATGAGTGGATTGGCATTCACTTGTAGTGCTTCAACTGGAATTACGACAACAATTTATCCATCCCCACAATCATCATTCACAGTAACTTCAATTACTGGGAGTGTAGGAACATCACTTACATTTACTACAAATACTGGTGCGATTTCTGGAATTGCACATACTTATGTAAGTGGTGGTAAGGTTGGACCGCTTCAGATGGAATTTATTTGCAGTATTCTAGAAAATAGCACAGTATAATTATGGCAAAATACGGTAGTGGAAGTAAAAAGGTAACTCCTAATGTTGGTCTACGCACAAGTAGATACCAATATTTGACACTTGAGGATGCTGAACCTAATTTAGGATTTACAACAGAAAAAGTATTACCACTTAAAGATAATTATTATCAATTAGTATCTTTTGATGGGGGAACAGTATATGATAGATATTGGCAAGTAGCTCCCGCAGGAATTATTACTGGTATTTCCGTATTTGATGAAGGTGGTATTGTAGGTACGGGAAACAGTATTAATAAACTCGATTTTCGTGGAAATATTATTACTGCTACTGCAAATAATTTTGGAACAATTTCAACAATTACTGTTGCACCACCAGGAAGTGATACGCAACTTATCTATAATTCTGGTGGAAATTTTGCAGCATCGGCAAATCTAAGATTCTCTTCAAATATACTTTCTGTTACTGGACTTGGAAGTTTTTCTCAGGGTTCTTATAATCAATATATCAGAGTTGGCGTTGCAAGTAATAATATAATTGATACAACAAGTGGCAATTTAGTTCTTGATGCAAATAGTGGTATTACTTCAATTAAGAGTGTTCTCCTGGCAGGAATCACAACATTTAGTGGATCTAATTCATCAAATTTAGTTACACTTTCTCAGAATGGAACTGGTAATGCTTTATTTGCAAATGGAACTGTAATTAGTGGTCTGGGATCGATTGGAGTTGGGACAACAGTTCCAACACAAGAACTTGATGTAAATGGCGATATTCGGTTAAGAGGAACAATTTATGATTATAACAACCAACCAGGAAACACTAGTGATATTCTCATAAAAAATAGTGTTGGTGGGTTGGAGTGGGTAAATCAATCCACAGTTCAAACTGGTGCTGGTGGTACATATACAAATATTCAGTATCATACCTATGCTGGAAAACTGGGTGGTGCTCCCAATTTTGTATATGAATCCAATACTAGTAGGGTCGGCATAGGAAGCACACTACCACAATATCTTTTAGATGTTCTTGGATACTCTAGATTTACTGGTCAGACAGAAATTAATAATTTACGAGTTACTGGTGTCGCTACTGTAGGATTTTTAACAGGAACTGATGCATATTTTTCTGGTATTGTAACTGCAACTACTTTTAATGGAAATGCTACATCTGCATCTTATGCATCAACTGCGGGAGTTTCCACATCAGTTATAGGTGGTATTGCTTCTATAACTCAACTTTATGTTTCTTCTGGTGTTTCTACTCTTGCGTCTTTGGGAGTTATTGGACTTACTACGACTAAAGATTTTAAAGTAATTGGTATTGCAACAGTTGGATTTATTACTGCATCTAACTTATATGTTTCCGGAATTTCGACATTAGGTGGGGCAAAAATTAATAATATAAATGTTGGAACAACTGATGACAATACAATCAGTACTCCTACTGGAAATTTAACTCTCGATTCTTCCGCAGGAACAACAGTCATTAAGGATATTGTTTCTGTAGATGATATATCAGCAACAACAAGTACAAGTGATGGGGCACTTGTTGTTAAAGGTGGTGTTGGTATTGCAGGAAGTCTTAATATTGGTGGGCATATTGCAGTTGGCAGTACTTTTGGAGTTACTGGAACTTCATTTTTAAAGCAATCAATTACATCTGGTATTGCATCTTTTACAAATACGACAGAATCGACAAATAAAGATACTGGATCAGTTATTGTTGAAGGTGGAGTTGGAATTGAAAAGAATTTAAATGTTGGTGGTGCATCATCAATTAGTGGTATTACAACATTCGGTTCTAATATTCTTCCTTTTAACAATTCAACTCAAAATATTGGTAGTGAATCTCAAAAATGGAGTAATGTTTGGGCAACTACATTTAATGGAAAATTCCTAGGAAATGCAGACACCGCTGGTTATGCAACCACGGCAGGTATGTCAACCAATCTTATTGGAACTGTAGTTGGTTCAATTCCTTATCAATCTGGAAATAATCAGACTTCATTCACTCAAGTTGGAACTGCCAAATCTTTACTCCAATCTAATGGAACTAGTGCTCCTACATGGATAGATCCAGGTACTTTAAATGTTGCATATGCATCTAGTGCTGGTATAACAACTAATCTTAAAGGAGGTAGTGCTGGAGTTGTTCCTTATCAATTTAATACTGGAATAACTTCATTCACTCAAGTTGGAACTGCCAAATCTTTACTCCAATCTAATGGAACTAGTGCTCCTACATGGATAGATCCAGGTACTTTAAATGTTGCATATGCATCTAGTGCTGGTATAGCAACTAATATAAAAGATGGTACTGCTGGTCAAATACCTTATCAAATTGATGCAAATAAAACTTCATTCATTCAGGTTGGAACCGCAGGATCTTTACTACAATCTAATGGTGCGGGTGCTGCTCCTACATGGGTGCAACCATCTCAATTGTCGGTTCAATTTGCTGGATATGCAACCACAGCTGGTATAGCAACTAATCTTAAAGGTGGCACTGTTGGTCAAGTACCTTGGCAAGTGGGAGTTGACTCGACAAGATTTACTACTGGTGGGTCTACTGGACAATTATTACAATGGGGTGGTGCAACAGGTCCTACTTGGATTAGTCCATTGGGACTATTTGTTCAAAATGCTGGTTATGCGACTACAGCAGGTATTGCTACTTATGCCACTAATGCTGGTGTAGCAACTTATGCAACCAAAGCAGGTTTATCAACCAATCTTGTAAGTATTGCTGCTACTGGTCAAGTACCTTATCAATCTGCAGACAATACTACATCATTTACTACTGGTGGAATAGGTGGTTATTTATTAACATATAATGGTCTAAGTGGTCCTATTTGGAGTTCACCACAAGGTCTAACAATTGGATATGCTGATACTGCAGGTATATCAACGTATGCTACTAAAGCAGGTATTGCTACTTATGCTGATAATGCTGGTATAGCAACTAATCTTAAAGGTATTTCTGGAAATATTGGTCAAATACCTTATCAATCTGGAATTAGTACTACTTCATTTACTACTGGTGGAATTAGTGGATCTAGTTTATTGCAGTATAATGGTACTAGTGCTCCTACATGGGTTTCACCAACGAATCTTACGGTTCAAAATGCTCTTTATGCCACTAATGCTGGTATAGCAACTAATCTTAAAGGTATTTCTGGAAATATTGGTCAAATACCTTATCAATCTGGAATTAGTACTACTTCATTTACTACTGGTGGAACCAGTGGTGTATCATTATTGCAATATGGAGGATCTACAGGTCCCACATGGGTTTCACCAACGAATCTTACGGTTCAAAATGCTCTTTATGCCGCTAATGCTGGTATAGCAACTAATATTAAAGAAGGTTCTGCCGGAAACATTCTCTATCAAACTGGGTCTAATAGCACTGGATTCGTGCCAAATGGATCTAAAGGGCAATTACTTACTTCTGATGGTTCAAGTCAACCTACATGGAGTTCACCACAAGGTCTCTTAGTCAATAGAGCCCTTTATGCCGATAATGCTGGTATAGCAACTAATATTAAAGGTGGTGGTTATGGACAAATACCATATCAACTCGAAGCCAACAGAACTGAATTATTACCAGCAGGGTCAAATGGTCAATTACTTACTTCTTTGGGCAATGTTTCTCCTTTTCTTGCTTGGAGTTCACCACAAGGTCTCTTAGTCAATAGAGCTCTTTATGCTGATAATGCTGGTATAGCAACTAACATTAAAGGTGGTTCTGGTGGACAAATACCTTGGCAAACCGAAGCCAATAAAACTTCATTTACTACTGGTGGAAGTAGTGGATCTAGTTTGTTGCAATATGGAGGATCTACAGGTCCCACATGGGTTTCACCAACGAATCTTACGGTTCAAAATGCTCTTTATGCCGCTAATGCTGGTATAGCAACTAATATTAAAGGTGGTGGTTATGGACAAATACCATATCAACTCGAAGCCAACAGAACTGAATTATTACCAGCGGGGTCAAATGGTCAATTACTTACTTCTGGAGGTAATGCAGAACCTTATCTTTATTGGAGTTCACCACAAGGTCTTACGGTTCAAAATGCCAATTTTGCGCTTGTAGCAGCTGCAGCAACTAATATTAGGGGCGGTGGTGCTGGTTGGATACCTTATCAAACTGGGGCTAATGCTACTAGTTTTGTTCAAGTAGGAACTGCTGGATCTATTTTAGAATCACAAGGATCTGGTGCTCCTAGATGGATAAATCCAAATACAACCGCATCTAAATCATTAGTTTCAGTTGATACAAACAACAATAATCCTCGATATATAACTTTTGTTGAAAATACTTCTGGCGGTCAAACTCTATTAACAGAATCATCTTTAACTTATACCACAGCAACAGATACACTTAGCGTACCAAAAGTTAATTTAACTAATATTCTTAATGGTGGTATTACTATTGCTACTTTTAGTGGTAGTGGGCAGCAAGTCACTTCTTTTGGTGTAGGAACTGTGCCATCATCAACTGCTGGCGAAATTCGTGCAACCAATAACATCACAGCATATTACTCCGATGAAAGACTTAAAGAGAATATAAAACCAATTCCAAGTGCTCTCTCAAAACTTCTTTCTTTAAGAGGAGTCACATTTAACAGCAATAAAACTGCGGAACAGTATGGTTATACTGATAAGAAAGAGCAAGTTGGTGTCATCGCTCAAGATGTTGAAGCAGTTCTTCCACAAATTGTAGTTCCTGCTCCATTTGACATTGCACAAGACGAAGATGGAAATGAATATTCGAAGAGTGGTGAGAATTATAAAACTGTCCAGTATGATAAACTTGTCCCTCTTCTAATTGAAGCAATTAAAGAACAGCAAGAAACAATTATAAATTTACAAAGAAGAATCGAATCTTTGGAGAAGTAGTAGATGACTTTACCTTGCCCCGCAAACATAGGAAATCCTACTCCAGGAACAGATGCTATTAGTCTTTTAGATATTCAAAATGAATTTGATGATGGTTCAGCTAGAAATCCAATTGCGATTACTGAGTATTATCGTGATGGACCTACGGGTTATGTTGTAACTAATAGTGAAGGAACTACAGATAATATTCCCAAAGGTCCCGCACCCAATCAAATAAGTTTTGCTGATTTTTTCTGTACGAATGGAGAAGTTGTCATACACATTAACACAAATAGGTTAAATCCAGATATAAGTTTGCTTTTCGGCAAGTATTGGAAATTGCTTAGACCTAAACGATTAATCATTGATAGTGGTGTTTATGTTTATAACACAAATCCATATAAAACTTCACAATTTGATGGATATGCCATGAGAGTTTGGGACACATTACTTGGACAACTAACAATTGAAAATTATGGGTTTATTCAAGGAGCAGGAGGTCGTTATGGTGGTAGTTCAATTATTGCTGGCGAGACTAGAACTAATGAAAATGCTGGTGGTCAAGGAGGAAATGCAATTTATATTGGTCCAACTGCAATTTTAACTAAGTTTAATAGATATTACAATCCGTCTACATCTAAACATTATTATGGAGAAACTCCTCCTACAACAGGATATAATGTAGAAGCATCAGATTATTTTCGAGTATATTTAACTCAAGCAAGCGGTACAACACTACTTTATCGATTATCGAATCCCGTTACTGGAGCGCAATTATTGGCACTTGACACCGAATATACTGCTGCAACTAAGACCACTGCATCTGCGATCGTACCTGTAGGTGCAACAACAGTTACGGGGTTGAATTATATACCAGGATATATTACTGCAGTTTATGTAAATAATTTAGCAGTAACTAACTATAGTGCAAATGATGGTACAAGTATAACCTTTTCCTCACCATTACCAGCTTATGGAGGTGTATTACCCAATAGTGCTATTGTTCAGATAGCAAAATCTAGAACATGGACTGGTGAAGGAGTTGTAGGTTATGTATATTATTCTTCCGCCCCAAATTATATCCCAATATATAGATCGTACACGGGACCATCAAATGCGCTAGCAACCGATTTTCTTCTTTCTACTTCCTCTACTGAAGGACCTAACGCAGGATATACTTCTCAAGGAATTGCTTTTTATGCCCCTCCACTAACAGGTGCTGCAGCTAATCCAAAACCTACAATTTACATTAAAAATTATGGTCAAATTGCTGCTGGTGGTGGTGGTGGTGGTAAAGGTGGTGATGGAGATTCAGTGAGTTTTTATTTCGATAATGGTCAAATTGGTGGTTTTGGGGGAACTGTTACAAATAGAGCAACTGTTGGTGGTTTGGGTCAAGGATATGGGCAAGTTAATACTTCATCCGATAAAAACCTTATTGCATCTGCACAGAATGTTATAGCAAGTAGTTCAGCAACCGGCATTAATATTAGTGTTCCAACTGGATCTGATAATGTTAGAGCTAGTTCTTCAGCTGCAGGTATTATTATTTCTATTGATTCATACTCATCCAATATTGTTGCTTCTAGTTCAGGTGGAAGTATCACCGCTTATATTGCACCATATGTAACTGATGTCACTCTTAGTAGTTCAGGTGGAAGTATTACTCTTTATGTATCATCAAATACATCTAATATTAGAGCTAGTAGTTCAGGTGGAAGTATTTTCATTTATGGTGCTGGAGCGTCTGGGGTTTCTGCTTCCACTTCAGCTGGAACTGTCATAAGAGATAATAATGGGCAAAATTATCCTCAGAATATTCCCAATCTTAGTGCTTATCTTAATGACAACTATTATAATGCTCCTTCCCCCTCTGGCGCAGCAGGGGCTGGTGGAGATGGTGGAACTTTTGGAAATCCTGGTGGTAATGGGCAAAATGGTTCTACAAGTAATGGATCTCCCGGAGGACCTGCAGGTGTCGCCATATACGGAATTTCATATGTGGTTGGTGGAGTTACTGGAAATGCAGTTCTGGGCAGTACAACAGAATAAATAAAACAGTTAAATTGAAAACTAAATGACTTCGTATATTTTAGAAAATTCTTCCCTTATAGATAATATTCAATATGAATGGAATATTTCAGGTTTACATGCAATATCACAACCATTAGATGGATTTTCTAATATCATCAGAAAAATTGATTGGAATGTTTGGGCAAAATTAGAAGTATCTGGGCAAACTTATGCCGAATTTATTTACGGTGAAATAATCTTTGATATTTCAAATTTGGATTTAAATTCTGATACTTTTATTTCTTATGAAGATTTAACTCTCGACAACGTTGTTTCGTGGATTGAAGAAAATAATCCAACCATTCGAGAAAATTTAAAAAATAAGTTACTAGATAGAAAAATATACATGACGAATATGGTTCCTCTGCCGTGGGAAACTTCACAGTCGGTAGAAACTGAAGAACCTACAACGACTGAGGAACCTGCAGCAACGACCGAAGAACCTACAACGACTGAGGAACCTCCATCAGAGACCCCTTGACAGGCGCCGCCAGATGCCCTATAATATCAAGGTAATCAACACAAGACCACATGCCTACCAACACCGAAGAGTTTCTGTCCCGCTGTGTCGTGGATACTCTGGCACGTAAGTTCTATCTTTATTCAAGTGAAGGTAGTGAAAGAGTTGTAGAATGTGAAAATGTTGAGCAGTTCATGAATGTACTGGAAGTTGTGCGTACTCAGGTAAGTGATGATTGCCTCGCATACACTGACCCCCTGTGAGCAATGGAAGTTTTTACTGTCGAAGAATTTCAAGAACGTTGGGATGAACTCATGGAACGAGTTGAAAATGGAGAAAGTTTAGGAATAATAGATGAAAATGGTAACGCAGCGGTTATGTCGCCCGCAGATGACGAACTCATACGAATACACACCGAGTGTAACAACGAAGCACCTTGACAAAGAGTTCCAGATCCTCTATAATTGATCTGGATTTTAAGGGAGTATAGCTTAATGGTTAGAGCGGGCTCCTTATAAGGGCTTAGTCTGGGTTCAACTCCCAGTATTCCCATTCGCTGTTTGCGAATAGCGAATGCTGGTTTAGCAATCTGGCGAATGCAATCGACTCATAATCGATGGGAGGCGAGTTCGATCCTCGCAACCAGCACTTGACCACTACAACTCTTTGAGTTATAATGGTCTTATACACGGGCGTGTAGTCCAGCGGCAGAGACAGGGCGCTTAAAACGCCTCCAGGGTCGGTTCGAATCCGACCACGCCTACTTAAAATAACGGAAAAGGCATATAAATAACTATACAGTTTCCTTATTCCATTATGGCAGCACCTAGAACTTATACTGATGAGCAATTTATAGAAGCAGTTGAAACCTCAACAAGTATTAGGCAAGTATTAAACAAACTTGGATTAAAAGAAGCAGGTGGAAACTATCAGGTAGCTCAAATTAGAATGAAGAGATTGGGAGTTAATCTTTGTTCTGGACCTAATGGGCAGGGTTGGAGTAAAGGAAAAACACTTGGACCTAAAAGACCTATAGAATACTACTTAACTGAAAACTCTCATCACCAATCCTTCAAATTAAAAGGTCGTTTAATAACAGAAGGTCTCAAACAACACAAATGTGAGTGTTGTGGTATAACCGAATGGAATGGAAAACCAGCACCTATAGAATTAGATCACATAAACGGCAATCATCACGATAATCGTTTAGAAAACCTTCGTATTCTGTGCCCCAACTGTCACGCTCAAACAGATACTTACAGGGGTAAGAATAAAAAATAAATATAAGATATGGGAAAACCCTATGTCTTATCGTATCGATCACGCATACTGCTGGTACAATAATGGCAGTATGATTGTGAAGATGTACTTTATCAATCACGTTCCTTTCACGTTTGACGAACTTCCAGACGGGCATTTATATGATGTAGAACTTTGTAAGGCAGCAGACAAAGAAAGAACTTTTGAACCAGAAGATTTATACAAAAACTCGTTCTATCTAATAGATGAAGAGGCACATCCCTGCTTCTTTCCAGTTGAGTTAGAGAATCCTGAAGACCTTCCAGACGACCTTGAATTTGAATATGATGAGGGAGCTAAATAGAAGATAGAAATATTTTGGTCGCCATAATCCGATGCCTCTTAATAAGTTAGATAATTTCATTAAGAATACTGAAGGTCGTATTCTTTATGTAAATCCAAATGACCTTGATGCAACTGATGCGATTACTAATCAGGGAAATTCTCTTGCCCAACCATTTAAAACAATTCAAAGAGCATTATTAGAGGCAGCGAGATTTTCATATGTAAAAGGATATAATAACGATATTGTAGAGAAGACAACAATTCTATTATTTCCAGGTGAACATTTAATTGATAATAGACCTGGTTATGCAATTTATGATAATGGTGGAGCAGCATATGCGGTTTCAAGAGCAGGTGGAACGGGAGTTTTAGCATCAAGCGTATTATCATTAGGTACGGATTCTAATTTTGATTTAACTCAAACTGACAATATTCTTTATAAGTTTAATAGTTACTATGGTGGTATTGTAGTACCCAGAGGAACTTCAATCGTTGGTCTTGACTTAAGAAAGACCAAGATTCGTCCTAAGTATGTTCCCAACCCAACAGATTCTACAGTAGCAAAATCAGCAATCTTTAGAATTACAGGTGCTTGTTATTTCTGGCAGTTTTCTATTTTTGATGGAGATGAGAGTGGATTAGTTTATACAAATCCAGATAATTTTGATTCCATATATCAATCAACTCCGTTATTCTCTCACCATAAACTCACTTGCTTTGAGTTTTGTGATGGTGTCAACAATATTGGTTCCTATGGAATTACTGACCTTGACATGTATTATAGCAAAGTCTCAAACGCTTTTAATGCGGTTCGAGATATTGATCAGAAATTCCCATCAGAAGCATTAGGGTTCGCAAAGCGTCGTCCAGAATGGGAAATTGTTGGAGCATTTGCATCAGACCCAATTACGATTTCTAATATTATTTCTGGAAATGGTTCAGTAGCAAGTTCAATTGTCACAGTAACAACAAGCACTGCTCACGGATTAAACTCTCAGACTCCAATCAAAATCAAAGGAGTAAGTGGATCTGGTGTTACTGCTCCTTATAATATTTCTACAAAAGTTCAAAATGTTTTGAATGACACAACATTTACTTATGTAATTCCTGGATTTGATTCTTATCCAAATATAAATGCATCTCCAGATTATTCTGCAGCAACTGTAACGATTGAGACTGATACAGTTGCTGGCGCATCCCCTTACATCTTTAACTGCTCTCTGCGTTCAGTATGGGGAATGAATGGTCTTCATGCTGATGGTAGTAAAGCATCAGGTTTCCGAAGCACTGTTGTTGCACAATTTACTGCAGTTTCTCTACAAAAAGACGACCGTGCTTTTGCAAAATATGATAAAGTAGGAAGAACATATCAAACGGTTGATTATACTGCAGTTTATGGTTCTAAACTTCCTGAAGGTGCATCTCAGACAGATTCTACCAAAGTATATCACTTAGATCCAAGAGCAGTTTATAGACAAGGTTGGGAATCGAGCCACATCAAGATTACAAATGATGCTTTCATTCAAATCGTTTCTGTGTTTGCGATTGGTTTTAATAAGCATTTTGATGCAGAAACTGGTGGTGATGCTTCTATCACCAACTCTAACTCAAACTTTGGTCAAATTTCATTAAATTCTAGTGGATTTAAGAGAAAGGCATTTGCTAAAGATAATAATGCATTTATTACATCAATTATTCCACCTAGAGCAATTGATGTAAATACAGAAGAAAAAGTTGATTGGTTGTCGTTAGATGTTGGTCTTACAACTTCTGTAGGAATTTCAAGTCATCTTTACTTGTATGGATATACTTCTGCAGGAAATTCTCCAGCATCACTAACACAGGGATATAGAATTGGTGCTCGTGATGGAGAAAGTCTTTATGTGGTTGGTGCAGGAGTTACTTATTCTGCCAATATTTACATGTGTGATAATGTAATTACTGATACATCAGTTATTGCTACTGGAACCAATAGTGCTAGAAAATCATATGATGTAACTTCTGGTCCAACAAATAATATCTTTACAATTGGACTACATAAACTTCAAACTGGTGAAAAAGTTATTATTACCAGTGATGATGGAGATTTACCAGAAAATATCATTGAGCATACTGTATATTATGCGATTGTAAATGATACAACGAGTATTAAACTTGCAGCATCATACAATGATGCTCTAAGTGGAAATGCCTTAACAGTTTATCTTGGAACTAATTTACATATTACCAGTAGAGTTTCTGATAAGAATTCTGGAGAGATTGGATCTCCAATTCAATATGATGCAATTAATTCCAATTGGTATGTTCATGTAAATGCAAATAATGACATTTACAATGCTCTGAATACACTTGGAGTTGGTGGATTATCAGAAACAACTGATCTCGCTTATGTAAATAGAATTCCTGATAATAGAAGTTTGGATGAAAAACTCTATAAGGTTAGAGTTGTAATTCCAAAAGAACTTTCCAATGGAAAAGACCCACAAACTGGATTTATCATTCAAGAGACTAGCTCTACTGGAGCAAGAAGTAATGCAGATTTTACAAGAACCAGTATTGCAAGCACTGATTATGGATATAATAAAAATCTAAGATTCATTAAATCTTGCTCCTTAGCAACTAATACTGTAACTGTTGTTTCTGAACTTCCGCATAATGTGCAGTCTGGTGAGACGGTTACAATTAAAAATGTAACTGATAGTTCAAATACTAGTGGGGCAGATAATGTTGGATATAATGGGGTCTTTGTAGTTACTGAAGTTACTGATGAATACACTTTTAAATATTTAACCACAGATATTTTCAGTTCTACACATACTCCAGGAACATTTACAAATAATGTAAATACCAGAACGACTTCTTTACCTAGATTTGAAAGAACTGATTGGAGTGGAAATCTCTTTGTTTATAGAAACGAAGTAATTTCAAATTATATTGAAGGTTCTCAAGATGGCATTTATCATCTCTATGTTTTAAATGCAAGCAATACTATACCAAATCAATTTACTAATTTAAGATTCAGTCAACTTTCGAAAGATCTTTATCCACAATTAGATAGAGATAATTATGATTCAAATCCTCCTGCAGCAAAAACATTTGCTAAACGCTCTCCAATTGGTGATGTAATCACCAATGATCTTAAGAAAAGCGTTACGAGAGAATCTGCTGACTTACTACTCAAAGATATTGGTATTGGACTAACAATTTCTTCAGTATCCTCATCAACAAGTAGTGCAACGATTACATTTGGAAGAAATCATGGATTATCTGGAATCGTAACCTACAGCAATACAACTGCTGGAAGTTTCCCATTAGCAACTGGAAATGGTTATACGGATGGAACTTATTATAATGTAAAACTTTTTAGTAATGCTGGTCTCACAATTTGGAAAGGAGCAACTGCAAAAGTTGTAGTGAGTGGAGGTGCATTATCTTCGGTAGATATTACCGCATCAGGTTCAGGTTATGCAAATGGTGATGTTTTGTATTTCGATACTGCGGTAATTGGAAGTGGAAATAATGGAAAACTTACCTTATCCACAGCAGGTCTGAATACAAATATAGGAGATGTTGTTCAGTTTACTGGAATTGGAACAACAACAGGTGGTCATTATCGTATCACTTCTGTTCCTGCAGTGAATCAAATTGCAATTGCCAAGACTGCAGGTGATCCAACTATTGTTTCTACTCAATATGGATTTGTAGTCGGACCATCGATTGTTGTTTCGAGTACAACATATTCTTCTGCAACAGGAATCACTACATTTACTTGCTCTTCTGCTCATGGATTAGTTGCAGGAAATAGATTTACAGTTGTTGATTCCAGCAACAATAATGCTGGTAATTATATTGTTAAGGATAGAAATAGCGTTACGGCATTTACTGCAGTTACGAATAAGTCTCTGTCTGTAAATAGTGGACGTATTCTGAAGCATGGTCTCTCTTCAAATGATGGAGTTTCTGATACGAGCACAGAGAACTTTGGTGCTAGAACTGTTACTTTCTATGATAGTGATAAATTCACTCTTTCCTCTGCTATTACTATAGAAACATCATTAACAATCTCTAGTTCTGGTATTGGAACTGCAAATAGATTATCACTTGGATCTTATATCCAAATTGATAATGAAATTATGAGAGTTGTCAGTACTGGTAGTCAATCTACATTTACTGTCATTCGTGGTGCTCTTGGAACTCGCCAAGAATCTCATGATGCAAACTCTTTAGTTCGTAAGATTAATCCAATTGCTGTTGAATTTAGAAGACCTTCTATTCTTAGAGCATCTGGTCATACATTTGAATATCTTGGATATGGTCCAGGAAACTATTCAACTGGTTTGCCTGATGTTCAGGTTAAAACCAATACAGATAAAGAAGATTTTCTTGCTCAGGCACAAGAAAGATCTTGTGGTGTAGTTGTTTATAATGGTATGAATAATAATGGTGATGTCTTCAATGGCAATACCAAAACATCAGCATCAAGTGGTGAAATTGTTTCCTTTGATATTCCATTGCCATCAGTTACTGGACAAGATCCATCGAAATTGAGTGTTGTGTATGATGAAGTTACTATTAAAGAAAAATTACTCGTAGAGGGTGGTGCTTCTGGTACTGTTCTATCTCAATTTGATGGTCCAGTCACATTCAATAAACAAATCAGAGCAAAAGATAAAACAACATTTAGTTCACTTGTAAAAATTTCCGATTTAAGTGCAACTCAATCCACAAGTACAACTACTGGTTCATTAGTTATTAATGGTGGTGTTGGAATTGCCAAGAATCTTAATATTGGAGGAAACACCAATCTTACAGGAACTCTTGTAGTCACTGCTGCTACTACATTAAATTCTACTCTTTATGTTGGTGCTGCTACTACGTTAAATTCTACATTATCAGTAACTGATAATGTAACTCTTAATAACAATGTAACTATTGTTGGATCTAATAGTGCTTCCACTGAGTACTTTAAAATTCAAAATGGATCTTCTGCAGATAGATTTGTAGTTGATAGTTCTACTGGCGATACTATAATTTCTGGAATATTAAGTGTTACTGGTGATACTACACTTTCGAACACTTTATCAGTTACTGGTGACACTACAATCAACGGAACTTTAAATATTAATGGAACTATCAATGGTAGTGCATCTTTAATTACTTTAAATGACAATGTTCAAATTAATGGAAAATTATATGTACAAGATGATATCTATGCATTCTATACTTCTGACCAAAGACTTAAGGATAATATTACTCCAATTCCTAATGCACTTGATAAAGTTCTTTCAATTAGTGGAAATACTTTTGATTGGAATGAGGAATCAGGTAAACAAGGAACAGAAGTTGGTGTGATTGCACAAGAAATTCTTGAAGTTCTACCAGAAGTAGTTACTACAAGAGATAATGGATACCTTGCAGTTCGTTATGAAAAACTTGTTCCTCTCTTGATTGAAGCAATCAAAGAACTTAAATCAGAGATTAATGAACTCAAAGGAGGTAAGTAGATGACTATCATATCTTCTGGTTCTTCACTTTCATTTACAGACATTTATACTGAATTTGGTCTTCCTCCAGGAAAAAATCTTGGTGCTTATAGATTAGATGGTGGTATAACAGTTTCTGGATTAGAAAGTCTTGCATTAGATAATGAAGTCAATAGTTCTGGAATTATTACTGCTCTAATACCAAAATCAGGAACTATAAAATTTAGTGATTTTTATGGTAAAAAATTAAATATAGTCATTGACTGTACAGTAAATCAAGATTCATATGAAATAACAAAAGGAATATCTCAAACAAATAGAAAAGCATTTGTTTCATTTATTACACCACAATCAACACTTTGCCCATTTGTTGTTGGTCAATGGATTACAGTATCTGGAATGGTATCAAATTTATTTAATGGTGATTTTATAGTTGAAGAATGCACATCTATACCAGCTCAAGCAGTTCAAATAACTAAAACATATACAAATGATACTAATATTACATTACCAAATGATGCATCAAATATTTCTATAACTCTTGCTGCAGCAAAAGGTGGAACAGGTGGAAAAGATGCAGGTGGATCTGGAGGTGGTGGTGGAGCGGGTAGAGTAGGAACATTTACATTACCAAATGGAGGAAGGACACTACAGTTTAAAATTGGAAAAAATGGAGGTGATGGAAGTACTCTATACCAATCACAATCTGGAGGTGGAACTGCTGGAACAAGTAATGTATCTGCTGGCGGTAAAGGAGGCGGTGCAGGTGGTCACGGTTCTTCTGGTGGTGGTGGAGGAGGAGGAGGTGCTACAGGTGTTTTTGATAGTGTAGCAAATTCTTATATTATTGTTGCTGGTGGCGGAGCAGGTGGAGGAGGAGGATCTTTAAATCGTGGTGGTACAGCAGGAAGTGCAGGTATTGATTGGAGCTCTTCTTCTGGATCTTTTTCTATTGCTCCAGGTTTAAAAGGACAAGATAAGGGAGCTAGTCCTGCAGATGGTGGTGGAGGAGGTGCTGGTGGTGGTGGAGCTATAGGTATAGGTGGTAAAGGAGGAAATGCAGGAAATGATAATTCTGCTTCAGCAACAGGAGGAATTGGAGGTGGAAGTAAATATAATTCAAATTTTTCTACTCTTACATCAAATAGTTCAGGTACTAATAATGGAGATGGATATGCAACTCTTACTTATACGACTTATGCTTATACTGCAACAGTAAGATACACTATTCCAATAAAGTCATATATTTCATATATTAGTGAATATGGTTATGCAGTTTTTCCTGCTTTGACAGCTAGTACATTAGGTACTATAACTGGAGGACCTCTAGGAAAAACAAACGCAAAATCAAAATATATTAATAGGAGTAATGATCCCAGTGTCATTTCTCTTGGATTTCATTTTAAAGATACAGAAAAAAATTCAAAAGTTTGGATTCATACAAATAGCGAACTCGCATCTGATAAACCAGCATTAATTAATAAAAATAATTGTTCATTATTGGTTGGAGGTTGGGATGCGACAACAGATTTAAGACTTGATATTGGACTTAATGGAAATATAATGGGTGCTGGTGGTGCTGGTGGGAAAGGTGGATATGCATTTCAGTCGAGTATTAGTGTTGGGGAAAAAGGTAATGATGGAAATTCTGGTATAGGTATAACTGTAGCAAATATTATAATCACTAATCGCGGTCGTATTGCTGCTGGCGGCGCTGGCGGCGGTGGCGGTGGCGGCGCCGAAGGAGAAAACCGCAGAAGAAATAAAGGTAAAGATCAGCATGGAGGAGCCTCAGGCGGTGGGGGTGGTGGTGGTATGGGATATCCAGTTGGATCTGGTGGAGCAGCTGGTGGTGGAGATACTGTAGGTACTGCTGGACAAAATGGAACTAAAACTGGTGCTGGTGGTGGTGGTGGTGGTGGTGTTAGGACTGGGCAAACAGCTGCTACAGGTGGAAAAGGTGGTGATGGTTCAGTTCCACCAGCAGTAGGTGGAACTGGTGGAACTGGTGAAGCCCAAGGAAGGAATGGAGGAAGTGCTAAAACTGGAGGAGGAGGTGGAGCTTCTGGAAATGCGATTATTATTTCTAATAATGGATCTGGAGTAAATATTAAAACATATGGAACAATAGTTGGGATTATTACATATAACACAAATCCAGTATGATATGATATAATGAATTTAGAATGGTAAATTTATGAATATGAAAAAAATACCAATTTTTCCAATCTTATATTTTAAGGACAATATAGAAGATAATCAAGAAATTAAAGATCTTCTTGTTGATAAAATCGTAAGAGATTCAGAAAATTTAAAAATTCCTGAAAATTGGTCTACAAACAAAATAAGGACATCATTTTTAGGAGAAACTCCAGGAAAAGAAATCTTCTTTGGTGAAGATAGAACTTACCAGTCAGTTCTTGAGAAAAGATATTCTAGGTGTTTAGATAATTTTTTTGAAAATGTTTCATATACAATTTCTATAGATGAAATTTGGTATAATTGTTATATTAATGGAGAATATCAAGAATTTCATGATCATTTGGGTGGACCATTAAGTATTAGTCATTATTCTTGTGTTCATTTCCTATCTTTTGATTCTAACAGACACAAACCAATTAAATTTCAAGATCCTTCCGCACCAATAAGAACAGCTATAGAATTGAGTAATAATTATAAACCAAATTATTATCCAGATATCAAAGAAGGAGATTTTATCATGTTTCCATCATATCTTAGACATTCTGTAGAACCATCTCCAAGCACTCCAGATTATCCTAGAATTACAATTGCTATGAATATTAAAATTTTAGAATATGGTGAAGAATAATATGAACATTAGAGTCGTAGATAATTTTTTATCGGATGAAGATTCTGAATTTGTTTTAAAATATTGTTACTCTTCTTCTTATAGTTATGGAGAAACCGATGAATATATTGTTGGATTTGAACCAACAAAATGTACAGGTCTTGTTCACAATATTTCGTATGATGATTCTGAAAATAGTAGAAAAATTTATACTAAGTTTAAAGATGAATGTAAATCACAGTTTTCAGAATTAGATGAAATGCAAATTTACAGAATGTCTATCAATTGCTTTGCGCCATCAGAAAATCCATACTTTCATACTGATGGTGAGTGTGGGTATACTGCTTTATACTATCCAAATATTGAATGGAATTTAGATGATAATGGAGAAACTCAACTTTATATGGATGACATTCTTTATGGAATTCCACCTTTACCAAATCGTATGCTTTTATTTCCAGCAAATATAAAACACAGAGCAACTACTTTTAGAGATAAGCATAGATTTACAGTTGTAGTGAGATATGAACCAATCAATAATCCATCAAATTAAAAATCCATTTCCTTTTTTACAGATAGAAAATTTTTATTCTGAAAATGAATTAAAATTAATCTGGCAAGAATTGGATTTTTTAAACTATCCCAATAAATTAAAAAATCCAGAAAATACAGGAAGTGCTAAAGATGATGAAAATAAAATACTAAAAAACAATAATGGATTATTCTTAGATGATATTTACGCAGAAAGAAATATATCAAACATTTTATCAGTTAATTCAAAAATATTTTTACCAGAAATATTAGAAGCATTTTCAGAATTATCTTTTGGATATCAAAATATTAAAAAAACAGATAATGATAAAACACTTATAAGTTATTATGAAAACGGTGGATATTATAAACCTCATGAAGATAATGCTCTGTATACGGCAATAACCTGGTTTTTTAAAGAACCAAAGGCATTTACTGGTGGGGATCTATACTTTACCGATTATGATGTAAAAATAAACATAAAAAATAATATGACGGTTATATTTCCATCATTTGTCATACATGCTGTAGATGAAATAATTTTAAATGATAATTTAAATGGATATGGAAGATATTCTATGAGCCAATTTCTATATCTTTTAGGCACAATTGTTTCTGACGATAAATAGTGTTAAGAAAAAGATAAAAGAACTCATAAGATGTCAAATTATACTAAGTCATTTAATCTTAGATATGGGGTTCAAGTTGATAATGACCATTTCTATGTAAATCCTAATGGTTTGGTTGGAATTGGTACATCTATTCCGACTGAAATTCTTGATGTTCGTGGAAACGCAACAATATCAGGTTTTGCTACTGCACCAAATATTTTTACTAAAAATTTGAATGTAAGTGGTGTTTCAACTATTACAACATTAAAAGTTGGAATTGTAACAGCATCTTCTGGTGTTGCAACTTATTATGGTGATGGATCTAAATTAACGAATATTCCAACATCACAGTGGGTTGATATTGATGTGGGGCTTGGATTTACTAGCATTTATAACTCAGGATATGTTGGAATTTCAACAAACGATCCTAGATATGCATTTCAAGTTGGTGGAAACCCAGATACACAATCTGGTGTAGGTTTTAATTCATCAGGTAATATAAAGGCAACTGGAATTATTACAGCATCATCTTTTAGTGGTGCTGGGGCAGCTTTAACATCATTAAGTGCAAGCAATATTTCAAGCGGTATATTAGATAATGCAAGGTTACCATCGAATATTAATGTTGGTATAGTTACAGCAACTACATTTTATGGAAGTTTGTCTGGAACAGCATCATTATCTTCAGGTCTTACTGGATCTCCCGATATTACTGTAGGAAATATAAATGCAACAAGTATAACTGCATCAACTTATAATAATGGAGTTATAAGTGCTGTTAATATTGTAAGTGGACTTTCATCAGTAGGAGTTTCGACAGTATCCACACGACTTTATGCAGAATCGGTTGGAGTTGGAACTAACTCTCCAGCAAGTGATATTCATATTAGAAGAACTTCATCATCTAAATTACAACTCACTAGTGATAGTGCAGAATCAATTGTCATATTAGGTAGAACTACCACACTACCTGGAAATAATGGTGCAATAAGATTTGGAAATACTTCTGCACAACAAAGATATAGTACCACAAAATCATTAGATATTATCAATTATGATACTGGAAATATTAATAGTTACTTACAACTTGGAGATACTGGTTTAAATCCAGGATCATTCCATTGGTTTTATGGTCAGACAGTGCCTAATACGCCATTAATGACACTGACATATACTGGAAATTTGGGATTAGGTGCCACTAATCCAACAGAAAAATTAAAAGTTTCGGGTAATACGAGTATTACAGGAACTCTTTCTGTAGATCAAAGTATTACTGTAAATGCTGACATAACTGGAAATAATCTAACAGTAAATAATACCACAACATTAAATGGTGATACAACAACTAATGGAGATTTAACTATTGGTGGTAATTTAGTTGTTAATGGAACATTTAACCCACCTCCACCCAATTATATATCAGGAATCGCAACATTTTATGATCTTAAAGTATCAAGTAATTTATATTCTGCAAGTATTGGAATTAATACAAATTCAATTAATGGAGTAGCATTAGATGTTTTAAATGGTGATGCTACTTTTGGTTTTGTGGGTGTAGGTACAACAAATTTACTTTCTGCAGTTGACTTCTCTAATGCTGGAAAAGGTTATGATGAAACTTCATCATTCATGCTTCCTCCTAAAGTTTCATCATCAGAACGAGTAGGTCTTGCAACTGTAGAGGGAGCATTAATCTATAATACTACAAGTAAAAGATTAGAACTTTATATTGGAACTAAATGGGTAGGAATATCTACAATAGCATAGGGTCTTGACATAATTCCATAATACTGCTAGAGTACCTTTGTTAGGGTTGGAGATGAGGATCTAGGACACTTTAAGAACCGTCTACTGGGTCGCACCAGAGGCGGTTTTCTGCTATAATAGTTCCATACGCAATGAGGAACTGATGCAACTCCGTCCCCACCAGCAAGATGCTCTCGATGCCCTGCAACGGCATTCTAAGGGCATCTGCGTGTTTCCTACGGGTGGTGGCAAGACCAATGTGGGTATCTTTGATGCTATGGAGCAATTCAAGTCTGATGCTCCCAAGACCATCGTAGTGGTTGCTCCCCGTATTCTGCTGGCAGAGCAACTCTCCAGCGAGTATCTTGAGTTTATCACCACTGTTGCCGTGATGCACGTTCATAGTGGTGAGACTCATCACTATTCTTCTACCAAACCTGCTGATATTCATAACTGGTCTCGCCGTGCCTATAAGCATCAACTCATCTTCACCACTTACAATTCTCTGCAGCAACTGCAACGTGCGGAGATTAAGGTGAATACGATTTACTTTGATGAGGCACACAATTCTATTCAACGTCATTTCTTTCCTGCCGTAGAGTATTTTGCAGCAGAGGCAGAGCGTTGTTACTTCTTTACTGCAACTC